TAATATTATTAATCCACAAGTTATGCAAGATATGGTATCTGCTGGCTTGCCTAAAGCATTAAAATTCACACAATTCGCAGCAGTAAACGAAGACCTTAAAGGTGTTCCTGGTGACACTATCACAATTCCAGTATGGGCTTATATCGGTGCAGCTGAAGATGTTGCAGAAGGTGCAGAAGTAACGACTACTACTATGACTGCTTCCACTAAAACTGTACAAATTAAAACAGCTGGTAAAGCAATCACATTGACAGATAAAGCCGTTAACTCTGGTTTGGGTGACCCAGTAGGTCAAGCTACTCATCAATTATCTTTGTCTATGGCAGATAAAATTGATAATGATGTATTGGCAGCATTGGCTACTACTTCTTTGGCAGCTACTTCTACTAAAGTTATTTCTTATGAAGGCGTTGTATCTGCTGTCGATAAATTGAATGAAGAAGGCAATACAGAAAAAGTATTGTTCGTAGCTCCTAGCCAAGTAACTACTCTTCGTTTGGACCCTAACTTCATTGACCGCAATAAATATAATGGCGACGTTATGATGAACGGTGAAATTGGTATGATTGCTGGCTGTCGTGTAGTTGCTTCTCGTCGTATTGATGATTCCAAAGCAAATATCGACAACTTCATCGTATGCTTGTCTCCAGAAGTAGAAGATGGTACTCCAGCTCTTCCAGCTGTAACTATTTATACTAAAGCTGAAGCTATGCTCGAAACAGAACGTCATGCAAAAGCATTGTCTACTGACGTTGTAGTATCTGCACATTATGCTGTAGGTTTGACTAACGAATCTAAAGTCGTTAAAGCAACTTTCAAAAAATAATATAGGTTAACACATGGAACATATTAAAGAACTCATTCGTATGGCTACACATTTTAATGTAACGCCAGATTATGACAATGTTCTTCAATATATCTATGATTCAGAACGGCAATTTCTTTTGAATATTTTAAATGATGAAGAATTGCCTTCTGAACTTAACCAATTATTAGATAAACGTGTAGCAGCAAGATTTATTGAACATCATAAAGACACTATTTTACAATCCTCTGATTTACAGCCTATCTCTAAATTAAAAGAAGGCGACACAGAAATTGATTTTGATAGTGCTCATAATGCAGCTACTACGTTATCTACTCTTACATCTAAATGGTTATCACTAGAAGGTACTGATATTACATGTTATCGAAAATTAAGATGGTAGCTAGACAACATTACGAGCGGCTCTATACCGATACATGTATTTTGACTGAACAGCGGAAAGCCATACAAGACCCTACGACAGGCATCATTACAAATGGCGAACTCGAAGAAGTGCGTTGTCCTTGTCGGTTATCTTTTAAGACACTTCAAACAAATGATATCGTTAATAAATTACCTTCCGCATCACAAACTGTAGTCTTGTTTATGTCTCCAGACATTGTGATTAGACCTGGTACTGATATTGAAGTGATTAGAAATAACAGACGTTTTAAATATACGGCTGCTTCACAAGTAGCACTATATGATACACATCAAGAAATACAACTCACATTAAGGAGCAAGCACAATGGCTGACGTAACTGTTGATTTATCTGGCTTTGATGAATTAATTAAAAGAACAGAAGCATTACAACATAATCTTCCTTCTTTAAATGAAAACATCACAGATAATTTAGCACAGAATTATTTAGCACAAGCTATTGCAGCTACTCCAGTCGGTGAAGTAAATATATCACCAGACGGTAAATATCGTACACATTCTGAGCATATGAGACGGTCCTGGGAAGCAGAACGTATTAATGATACGACTGTAAAAGTACAGAATACTGCTTCATATGCTTCCTACGTAAATGATGGCCATAGACAAAAACCAGGGCGTTTTATTCCTGTATTAGGTAAACGCTTAACTAAGTCTTTCGTAAAAGGTCTACATATGCAAGAGAAGGCAGAAGCATCTACAAGAAAAGCTTCTGACGGTATATTAAAGAACGCTCTCGATGATTATTTAGCATCATGGGGCAAATAATACATGAATTATATTAACGAAATACAAAAAGCTATAGCTAAAGCATTATTTAATTCTTTTAACTATCCTATTTATATAGACGAAATAAAATCAGATGCACAATTTCCTTGCTTCGTCATCGAAACATTAAATACAGAACAAAAGCATTTACTAGATATTCGTTATGAAAGAAGAAATGACTTTGATATTATGTTCTTTATTTCTGACGATGATTATATTGAAGCACAACAGGAACAAATTAATCCGATAACTGAAAGCCTTTATTTTGATTTAGAATATATCACATTATCTGATGGTTCTTTATTAAATGGTATTGATATGAGTCATCGAATTACAGACGGCATATTACATTTTAAAGTGTCTTATGAATATCATATCTTAAAAGTACGTCATGATGCTGACCCTATGCTTACATTACATCAAAATCAAGAGGTGTCCAATGCCAAGAGCAAAGAAAACTGATGAAGTAAACGTAGAAAATGTAGTAGAAGAAACAGTAGAAAATACTGCTCCAGTTGCTACATTTAGTCCAGAAGTCATTATTGCTTCTGAACGCTTTAAACAATACGCTGATTTAATTGCAGCTGTTATTGAAAACCGTGAATACAGTATCGAAGAAGTAGAACAACTTATTCAAGATACATTAAATAAACCAATCGTAGAAACTATTAATGATTAATTAAAAAGGAGAATTACCTTATGGCATTAGGTGGCGGCTACTGGCTTTTCCAAAATAAGACATTGCCAGGTGCTTATATTAATTTCGTGTCCAAAAATAAAGCATATGCAGAAATTGTTGACCGTGGTTATGCAACAATGGCTTTGTCTTTAGACTGGGGCGAAACAGGTAAAATCGTGCGTGTAGAACAAGAAGAATTCCAAAAGGATTCTGTTAAAATCTTTGGCTATGACTACGCACATGAAAAAATGAAAGGTCTTCGTGACTTATTCATCAATACTAAAACATTATATTTATATCGTTTGAATTCTGATGCAGTTAAGGCACAATCTACTATCGCAACTGCTAAATGTGGTGGTGTACGTGGCAATGATATTGCTGTTGCTATTTCTGCTGACATTAACGATGCTTCTAAATTCGTAGTGACTACATATTTGAAAACAGATGATGTAGTTAAAAAAGTAGATGAACAAACTGGTTTAGCTACACCTAAAGAACTCGAAGATAATGCATATGTAACATTTAATGAAATGTCCGCATTCACAGCTCAAGCAGCTACTTACCTTACTGGTGGTACTAACGGTACAGCTGTACAAGCGTCTGATTATCAAAAATATATTGAACTTATCGAACCATTCTATTTCAATGTATTGGGTTATACAGGTACAGATAATACAATTCAAAATTTATTTATTGCATTTGCTAAACGTACACGTGAAACGACTGGTCAGAAATTCCAAGTATGTCTTTATAATAACACTCGTGCTAATTATGAGGGCGTTATTTCTTTGGCTAATAAAGTAACAGATAGCGGTGCTGAACCTGGTGCTGGTGTATATTGGCTTACTGGTGCAGAAGCATCTTGCCCTATTAATAAATCTTTGACCAATAAAATTTATGACGGCGAATATAACTTCAACGTGCAATATAAACAATATGAATTAGAACAATTCATTAAAACTGGTCAAATCGTATTCCATAATGTAGCAGATTCTGCATCTGGCAACGTAAAAGGTAACACTCGTTTGTTATCTGATGTGAATACTTTCACTGAATTCTCTAAAGAACGTACTAAAGACTTCGCATTGAATCAAGTTATTCGTGTACTCGATAATTCCGCATATGATGTAGCTCGATTATTTAACAATTATTATTTAGGTAAAACACCTAATGATAAAGATGGTCGTATTGCATTATGGAACGATATCGTTAAATTATTCGAAGACTATGCTAAAGTACGTGCAATTAAAGAATTTGAATCCAAAGATGTAGAAATTCCTACTGAAGGCGACGAAAAAGGTTCTGTAGTCGTAAACTACGAAATTAATCCGACAGTCGCTATGGATAAATTGTACGCTACTTGCTACGTGAAATAAGGAGTACTAAATAATGGCAGATAAAGCTCAAACTATGTTAGCAAAAGACGTTATTCGTGCAGTCGAAGCTCGTGCTTATATGACTATTAACGGTAAACGTCGTTTGTTACTTAACGCTAAAAAAGTCACTATTAAAGTTGATAAAACTAAAGAAGAAGTGGCTATTTTAGGCCGTATTAATAAAGGCAATAAATCTACTGGTGCTAAAGGCACTGGTTCTATGACAGTATACGATAATACACCTATCTTTACAGAATTAATGCTTGATTTTATGAATCATGGTAAAGATGTGTATTTTGACTTGCAAGTAACTAATGAAGATTCCGACTCCGCAGCTGGTTCTCGTACGGTCGTTATTAAAGGTGTTAACATCGACAACTTTGATTTGACTCTATGTGATGCTGACGGCAAATATTTGGAACAAGACGTAGACTTCACATTCGAAGGTCTTGAAATTCCAGAAAACTTCAAAGAACTTGATGGTATGCAAGCTTAAATTAATTATGTAAATCTTAGATAAGGGGCCTCATGGCTCCTTATATTTTTATAATCAAGGAGATTAACCTCTATGGCAGATATCAAAAATATGTCTTTAAATGGATTCTTTAAATCTAATGCTAAATCTTTACCAGATGTAAAGGTGGTCGTATCTGAACGTTTCACTAATGAAGATGGCAGCCCTATTGAATGGGTATTGCATCCTATTAGTACTAAAAAAGTAGAAGAAATTACGAAACGAAATACTAAAACTACTATTAAAAATGGCAAAAAAGAATCTACCGTTAACGAAGAAAATCTTAATGCAGAACTTCTCGAAGCTGTTGTATTGTATCCTTCTTTGAACGATGCTGAACTACAAGATTCTTATGGTGTATCCTCCGCTAATGAATTGCTAAGTGTTATGTTGTACCCTGGCGAAACACAAGTCTTAACTAATGCCTTACAAGAAGTTATGGCTGGTACTAAAGCTAACGATATCGACGAATTAAAAAACTAATAGAGGAGAACCCAGAGGCATATCTCTACCATAGGGCCCTCCAAGATTTACATATCCGTCCGCTCGAATTAAATTCTATGGATGAACAAGAACGCAATTTTATTTTTGCTTCCCTCGCCATACGAGAAAAGGAGCGTGACTACATTTCTAAAGAATTAAAACGCAATAAATCAGGAGTAGAATATGTCTATACTATCTAACACAATCAAGTTAAATAACGGTGTTTCTCCTGTTCTTAACAATATTAGTCAAACGGCTGGTACGGCATCAAATAGTATGTCAAATTTTGCTCAACAAGTTACACATACTGGTAATGCTGCTAATAAAACAAACGGTTCTTTATCGAATTTAAAAGCTATCTTTTTAGGTTCTTTAGGAGCTAATATAGCAGCCGCAGCTATTCAAAAAGTCGGTGATGCTATTGGTCATGTATTCGACATGGCACAAGAGTTTTCATCTATACAAGCTAGACTCGGTTTAATAGTCGGTGAACAAGGTAACGTAGCAGCCTTAAATAAAGAGATTTATGAATCTGCAAGACGTTCTCGTACTGAATATGCTTCTATGGCTGAAACAGTAGCTACGTTATCTCAATCAGCTCATGATGCATTCCCAGACCCTAAAGAGGCCGTCGATTTTGCTGAAAAAATTAACAAAGTCATGGCTATCGGTGGTACGACTGGCGAAAATAAAAAGAATGCTATGATTCAGTTGACACAAGGTTTAGCTTCTGGTCAGTTACAAGGCGATGAATTTAGAAGTATAGCTGAAAATGCTCCGATGATTGAAAACATCATAGCTAAAACTATGGGTGTTTCTCGTGGTGAATTAAAGAAACTAGCTTCTGAAGGTAAAGTTACAGCTGAAGTCATTAAAAAGGCTATGACAGATAATGCTGATGAAATTGAAGCAGCGTATCGTAAATTGCCACACACATTCGCTGATTGGGCCACTGATATTAAATCGGTAGCAGAATATGCATTTGCTCCATTATTCGATGCTGTTAATGAGTTAGCTAATTCACCAGAATTTAGACAATTTGTCGATAGCATAGAAAATAATATTCAGTATATAGCACCTATTATTAAAAATGTATTTAATGAAATATCCTATGCATTTAAGCAAGTATTAACGACAGGTCAACAAGTATTCGGCTGGCTACAAGAAAATGCATGGTTCGTACACGGTGCTTTATTTGCATTAGCTACCGTAGCTCTTGTATATGCTGCTAACTGGTTAGTGGCTACAGCTTCTACCGTAGCGGCTACCGTTGCTCAATGGAGTTTAAATGCCGCTATGTTAGCTTGTCCAGCAACATGGGTAGCATTAGCTATTATGGGTATCGTAGCTGCTCTATATCTCGTTATCGATATGTACAACGAATGGACTGGTAGTACGTATACAGTAGTCGGTGTGATTGCTGGTGTATTTGGTGCATTATGGGCTATTGTCTATAACCAAATAGCGTATATCTGGAATATTTTCATTATCTTCGCTAACTTTATAGCTACAGTATTTAATAACCCAGCAAAAGCTATTAAGAATTTGTTTGGTAGCTTATGGAACAACTTAGTCGAATTTGCTGTACAAGGTATTAATGCAATGCTCGACGTTATGAAACAAGTACCATTCCTTAAAAAATTATTAGATGGTGTAGGTCATGTCGTAGCTTCCAGATTCCAAGTACAAGTTGATGCTGGTGCATTTGATGATTATAAGATGCAGTATAAAGATATTGGTGAAACAGCTGGTGCAGCACAATTAGCTGGCGATGGTTTAGTCGGCAAGATTAGCAATATTTTTAATCCTGGTCAAACTGACCCTAATAGTACCAATAACAATAACTCTAATAACGACAAACGTGCAGCCGTATCTGATGCTGCTAAAGACACAGCTAAAAATACTGGTAAAACTGCTAAGAATACCGAGAAAACAGCTAAGGCATTACAATTAACAGCTGACGAGATTAATACGTTACATAAAGGCATTATGAACGATGCGATTAAGTCCTGGTCTCAAAGAACTATTCATTTGAATGTAACGAATAATAATACCATTGATTCTAGCGTTGATTATAACGACTTTAACACTAACTTCGCTGACGGCTTAGCTAATGCATTCAAACGTAACACTGGGGAGGCTTTAACATAATGTATTATTTTTATTTAGATAACCTCCAAATTCCTATTCCACCTAAAACACTTGATATTTCTTATAACAACAAAAATGAAACAGTGGATTTATTACAGACTGGTGAAGTAACGATACCTAAACCATTAGGTTTGACTGAATATTCATTTGAAATATTGTTGCCTAATAGTCAATATCCTTTTAACCAATCTATGTTGGAAAAAGGCAAAAAAGCCGAATATTATGCTAAAAAAATACATAGCATGAAATTGGCTGGTAATCCTGTTAAATTCACCGTAGTCCGTATGAAACCTACTGGCGAAATGCTGAGTATGATAACAGAGCGTGTCACGATTGAAAGTATGGCCACTAAAGAAGACCATGATTATGGCTTCGATATGTATTTTACTATCACGTTAAAACAATGGCGTGATTATGGTACTAAAAAATTAGTCATAGAAGAAAATAAAGATGGTACTGCTAATGCATCCGTTAAGACAGAACGCCCAACAGACAAAATTCCAGCTAAAGAAGTTAAATCTCCTAATGGTTTTAATAAAGCAACTCTACAAAGAGTGGTTAAACAACAATTTGGAGATACGAATAATCTATTTAAAATTGCCGCCTTAAATAAAATTGGTGTTCCATGTTATTTAGGTGCGACACAAGCTATTAGTATGTATGAAGAAGGAAAGGGAACAGATGCATGGATGAATCTCATTCTGAAAAAATAACACATGCTCCTCTTCGTGTTCGATACGAATTAATAGTGATGCATGATAGAAAAGACATGTATTTAATAGACCCGCAAGATGGGGTTACGCTTGACCGTAGCCCTGACCTTGCTCCAGCTAAATTATCCTTTAAAGTATTTAAAGACAAAGTACTTAATATTGAAGAAGGCGATTTAGTTAATTTTAAAGTAAATGGCAAATTAGTATTCGTTGGTTATATCTTCGAAAAGAAACGTTCTAAAGATAATTTTATTGAAGTAACGGCATATGACCAATGTAAATATTTAAAATCGGAAGGCTATTATGTATTTGATGGCAAAAAGACTGCTTCTGAATTAATTAAAGCATTAGCAGAAGACTTAGCTATTAAAGTGGGCGATATTACACCAACTACTTATAAAATTGGCTATATTTACGATGGTAAAACATACCAAGATATCATCCTAGATATGTTAAAACAAACTAGCATTTATTCGCCAGCTATACCTGTTATGAAGCCATTAAAAAAACAGACTGATAGTAACTTCACAGGTCCAAATGGTACGTATTATGAACAAAATGATATCGATTATTTAACATCTCATGGCTATAAACAAGAAGATGCATTAGCAGAACTAGCCAAGTCAGATAAATATAAAAAACAAGACGAAGAAATGAAAGAACGGAAACCTGTATATATTGCTTATGATGATAACGGTCTTTTGGTCGTTAAAGAATTAAACGACATGATAACCGATGTTCTCATTGATGCAACACAAGTAGGTGATTATTCTTATACTTCTTCTATTGAAGATACATTTACACAGATATTAGTAGTCCGTGAAGCTAATGTCATGAAAGATGGCAAAAAAACTAAAGAATTTTTGCGTACTGGTTCAGCTGCTGCTAAAAATGAAATAGCTAAATGGGGCGTACTTCAAAAGGTCATTAAACCAGACGATAAAAAAACTAATGTTATTGAATTTGCTAAAAACAAACTAGAGACATTAGCTAAAAAAACACACACATTACGATTAAAAGAATGTTTAGGTCATACAGAAATACGACCTGGTTCTGGTATTTGGCTTAACTTTAATGTTGGTGACCAAATTATTAATGAATTAGTGTATGTGCAAGCTGTTACTCATAACTTTAATAATAATAAACATGTAATGGACCTCGACGTTATTTATTTCGATAAACAAAAACCAGACATTACAGTTATCGATAATGGCGACGAAGAAATTAGAAAGAGAATTCAAGCTATGAATAAAAAATCTGGTGGTACTGCAAATGGTTCTGGTGCTTCTGGTAATGCTACAGCTACGAATGCTGGTGTACAAGCTGGCTTCGATTCTATCACTGGTACTACTTCTCCTTATGGTGATGTAGGCTGTGTCGATAGAGCTACAGCTGGTGGTTCTTACTATAATAGCGATTTAGCTGATGCGTATAATCAAGGTATTAAAGACGTACCTGGATTAAAAACATTTATGAATGGACGTGGTTATGCTATTGAATCCTTTAATGGTACAGCTAATCCTGGCGATATTTTAATTTATGACGGTGATGAACATGTCGTTATTGCCGATGGTGCTGGTGGCTGTGTAGGCAACAGTACTAAAGCTGGTTCTGTTATTCATTATTCAGACGTTAATTATGCTTATCATAATGGCACACCGCCTACTCATATTATTCGAACAGGTGTTAAATAATGGAAAACGATTTTAATAAAATACTCAACGTCATTAAATCAGCTGCTGTTAGTGCTGTTGAAAATACAAAGCCAGCTACTATGTTAGTTGGTTTAGTTGTATCTGAATCACCACTTCAAATAGCACTTGATTCTACTTTAATTATTCCAGAAGACCGCATCATGTTAACTAAAAATACATGTGAATGGACTATGGAAATGAGTGTTGACCATATCACAGAAAATAGAGCTGGTGGCGGTGGTTATGCAGAATTTGCTAGTCATAACCATGACTATAAAGGTAGAAAAAAATATCTAGTACATAACCAATTAAAAAATGGTGATTTGGTATGGTTATTTCAAGAAACTGGTGGCCAACGCTATATTGCCATTGACCGTGTATATAATCCAAATGAAGGGTGTACAACTAAATAATGGCATTAACTCCTATGTCTAGTCATAACCAACTTGATAGCAGTTTAGTTATGAAACGACAAACATCAAACACTTTCAGAGTCAGATACGAAAATGATTATAAAATAATCGGTATGTGTGATGACTATGAAGCTATGAAACAAGCTATCTTTAAAATAATCAATACAGAACGCTACAAATATTTAATATACGACTGGAATTATGGCATCGAATTAAATGATTTAATTGGTGAAGCTATTCCTTATGTATATGCAGAAATTCAGAGACGTATCACGGAAGCATTATTAGCTGACGACAGAATTGATAAAGTATATGACTTTAATTTCTCTAATAATGGTGGCGACGTATTATGTGTATTCTCGTGCGACACTATTTACGGCACGATTAATGATATATATAAAGAGGTAACAGACTATGTACGAAAATAAAACTTATGAAAATATATTAGCTGATGCCTTATTTAGAACCGATACTAAATACGATAAACGACAAGGCTCTATGATATATGATTCATTGGCTCCTTTTTCTTTTGAGTTAGCTGAAGCATATATTATGGCACAAGTGATTTTAAGACAAACATATGCTAAAACAGCTGACCGAGCTTTTTTAGAATTAAGAGCACTCGAATTTAATATCGTACCTCGTGGAGCTACAGCAGCTGAAGTCAAAGGCGTATTCGATAGAGCAGTCGATATCGGTACTCGTTTTAATTTCGAAGATTTAAATTTCCGTGTGATTGAAGCCATTAATTTGGCTAACAATGAATTTAAATTAATCTGTGAAACTCCTGGTGCTAAAGGCAATTATTGTATAGGACGTATCACTCCAATTAATAGTATTCCTGGACTACAATCCGCACAAATTACAGAAGTATTAGTACCTGGTCAAGACGAAGAAGATACGGAAGCTTTCAGAGAAAGATATATTCGTGCATTAAAATCTAAAGCCTACGGTGGTAATGGTGCTGATTATAAAGAAAAAGTACTCTCCGTTAACGGTACTGGTGGTTCTAAAGTTTACAGATGCTGGAATGGTGGTGGCACTGTTAAAGTCGTCTTCGTAAATAACGAATTTAATAAACCATCTGCTGAACTCGTTAAAGAAGTGCAAAATGTATTTGACCCTACTCCTAATCAAGGAAAAGGATATGGTTTAGCACCTATTGGTCATACTGTAACTGTTGAAGCAGCAGAAGAAGTTATCGTTAATTATGAAGTTCCTGTCGTTATGACAGCTGGCCATGAACCCAGTGAAATTCAAGCTGAATTAACCAAAAAAATAGAAGAACGTTTAAAGGTTAGACGTAAAGAATGGACCACTCAAGACGAGAAACAATTCTTAACGGTTAGAACTTCTGTAGTCACTTCTTTGGCTGTTGATTTAGATAAAGTAGTCGATGTAGGCGATATTAAAATTAATGGTAAAACTGTTAAGCGACTTGATTTAAAACCTCACCAAATTCCTAAGCTCGGTACTGTTACATTAACGAAAGGATAATCTATGACTATATTTGATAACTATACTCGTATCATTGATTTATCCGAATTTGCTGTACCAGTATCTGGCGAAACTGCTGAAATGCAAGAAATATATAGAGTCGAAAGCATCGAAATGCAAGCCTTATGGAATACGATGGTCGAAATATTCAGAGAACAATTTATTATGACTGCTGAATCTCATGGTTTAACGCAATGGGAAACCATATTGGATATTATTCCAGCTAATGACGATACCATTGATGATAGACGATTCAATATATTGTTAGCATTAGCTGGCCAACGTCCTTATACCGAAATTAAATTAAGAGAACTTCTTAATGGTATTTGTGGTGAAGGCAACTATCAAATTATTGAAGATTATAAAAATTATAATGTTCATTTTAAAGTATCATTGGGCGTTAAAAAACAACGTGATGCTGTATCTAAATTGCTTAAAGATTTAATTCCTATGAATCTTATCTATGATGTTGATTTATTGTATAACCGACATATTGATTTGGCACGGTATACACATAAAGAACTCGCTCAATTTACTCATTTTGTATTAAACCAGGAGGTCTTACCTAAATAATGGCTACTTATACAAAGAATATAAATTTACTTAAACCAGCTGAACAAGAAAAATACGATGTAAACCTTCGAAATAACAACTGGGATAAAATCGATAAAGCTATCGGTGATGGTAGTGATGCATTAAAAGCACATAAAAATGCTAACCCTATCGACCATCCAGATGGTAGTGTTACGACTCCTAAATTAAGAGATAAAAACGTTACGACTGAAAAATTAGCCGATAAATCTGTTACAGCTGCTAAGTTAGCCGACGATATTAACATGAAGTTAGATAATAGCTACGTTAAAAAATCTGGCGATAAAATGACAGGTCCTTTAGAGATAGATAAAAGTACCTATATTAGAATTAACAGAAAAAATGGAGCAGGATTCCATACTATCTCTGACGGTGGACTTGATAGTGATGGTGGTGGGACTAACTTAGACTTAGGTAGTTATACCGCTACTAGAGAAACTAACTTATGCTGTAGAAATAGACCTGGCTGGTTTGGCAAAGACGGGCAACCAGTATTTAAACCATTTATGACACTTCAAGATATTTCTGTTACTTATGGCAATATTCGTGACGGTCAGCAACTACCTATTCCAGATGGCTTCAACGAAAACGAATGTACATGGCTCTTATCTATGGACCAATCTAATGTCAATAGAATGTACTATGACATTGCTGAAGGCGGTGCTCGTAATATGCTTAATTATGAATGTTGGCGTAACGGAAGAACAGCACATGTTGGTGTTAGACTAAAAGGCTTAGATGGTGTCTCCCCTAGTTATGAAGGGAATTACATTAGACTTGAAGGTAACGGTAAAGAATATTGGGTTCCTGGTACTGCTAACTACATCTGTATTGCTGTTAAAAGGAGCTAATAATGGAACAAATTAAACGAAAAGACGAAACATTATATCTAGGCTCCGACTGGTCCAGAGTATACGAAATTAAGGGCATGGATCTTACCGATGCTACTGCTATCTGTAAATTCCGTGATACGAGCGATAACTTATTGATCGAAGCCGAATGCACTATACAAGATAATCGCATTTATCTAAACGTTAAATCTGCCCTTAGTCTTAAGATCCCGAGAGGAGTCAAACAAGGTCGTTACGATATCTTCCTCTTAGGTAGAACTTATACTTATAAAATCATGATGGGCTCTATTACATTTATTCCAGACGTTAGTATGCACTAGGAGATTCATATGGATAATAAATTAGAAATTATTACGATTGAAGCTAGCACACCGAAGGTAGTCGATGTTACGATTCCTTCTTCTAACGTAATCGGTACTGGATATATAGCGGGCCCGCAAGGTAAGGATGGCTTACCTGGTCCTCAAGGTCCACAAGGTTTACAGGGGCCTCAAGGTGAACCTGGTCCGAAGGGCGATAAGGGCGATCCATTTAAATTCGAAGACTTTACTCAAGAACAGTTAGAATCTCTTAAAGTAACGACTAAAGGAACATCTGTACCGGGCCCACAAGGTCCTATGGGTCCAGCTGGTATTCAAGGTCCGCAAGGTATCCCCGGCCCTCGTGGTGAAGTCGGTCCGCAAGGCGAACGCGGTAACGATGGCCTACCGGGTAAACCTGGACCTATGGGTCCTCAAGGCTTAAAAGGCGACCCAGGTCCTCGTGGTGAAAAGGGCGATAAGGGCGATCCTTTTAAATATAGTGATTTCACTCAAGACCAACTTAACGCACTTAAAGGTCCTAAAGGAGACCCAGGACCACAAGGCGAACCTGGTCGAAATGGGCTAAACGGCGAACAGGGTATTCAAGGACCGCCTGGCAAAGACGGAAAGCCATTTACTTATGATATGTTCACCGCTGAGCAATTAGCGGTATTAAAAGGCCCAAAAGGAGACCCAGGGCCACAAGGTCCTCCTGGTACTGGCGGTAGTGTAGATTTATCCGCTTATCCTACAAAAGAATATTGTGATACTACATACGCTACTAAAACTAATTTAAGTGACTATGTAAAGACAGCGGCAGCTAGTAACACTTTTGTATCTAGAATTTTTGCAGATAATAACTATGCTGCTAAGTCTACATTAAATAGCTACATGACAACAACGGCAGCTAATAATACTTTTGTCTCTAGAGTCTTCGCAGATAATACATATTCTAAAAAAACTGATTTGAATAGCTATATGACGACAGCGGCGATTAAGGATACTTTTGTATCTAGAGTCTATGCAGATAATAATTATGCTGCTAAGGCTAATTTAAGTGACTATGTAAAGAAATCTGAAATTAGTCGGTATACATCAAGTGTACAACTTACACCAGAACAGCTTGAAAAGTTAAAAGGCCCTAAAGGTGAACCTTTTAAATATTCTGACTTCACTCAAGAACAACTAGCAGCACTTAAAGGTCCTAAAGGCGACCCAGGACCGCAAGGGCCTCCTGGTCCTCCTGGTAGTGGTGGCGGCACTGGTGGTGGAAACGTCGATTTATCGGCTTACGCTACTAAAAAAGAGTTAAATAATTATTTATCGAGAACCGATGCTAATAATCACTATGCTCAAAAAGGATGGGCATCTCAAACGTTTGCTTATAAGGGTGATTTAGGTAGCTTTATTAGGAAGTCCGAAATAGCTCAGTATGCGTTAACACCTGGCGATGCGTCTAGTCGTTACGTCAACAAAATAGAAGGTCAATCCTTCGCTAAGAATGCAGATTTAGCTAATTACGTTCCTAAAGCCCAATACGATAAAGATATTGAAGCTCTTAAGAAACGTATAGCTGATTTAGAACATTTATAGGAGTTAAATAATGAATAATATTAGATTCGGCGGCATCCCTTATCTACATCTCGATGTGTATCAAGGCCATGATCATGTCTTTAATATCCAGGTCGAAGATGATAGTACTAAGGAAATAATCCGCTATCAAGAAGGAACGTTGACTTGTAAGGTACGCCGTAATAATCCTCAAGGCGGCGTCGTACTTACGTTAACTCCAGTATTTAATAACGATACTAACTGTGTCGACTTATTATTTAACAGTGAAGATACCACTGGCGTTATGTTCTCCTATGACAATATCTTAGAGGAAACATTCTACTACGATATTCGTCTCGATCATGACGAGAAGGATGAAGTCGTATGTTATGGTGATATCACTATGAAAGCTGGGTGCAGTCAATGATTAAATTAAATCGTGGACACGATAAAAATATCGTATTATCTAAAGAAGCCCTTAAGGAAATTCGTGGCTTATCGGCTTATGAAATAGCTAAACAAGAAGGTTTCACCGGTACCGTCGATGAATGGTTAGCATCGCTTAAAGGTGCTAAGGGCGACAAAGGTGATACGTTTAAATTATCTGACTTATCACCAGAAGAATTAAACAGTATTAAAGGACCTCGTGGTGAAACTGGTTATACTGGTCCACAAGGCCCACAAGGTATTCAAGGTCTTAAAGGCGATAAAGGCGATATTGGCCCTAAAGGTGATATTGGCTTAACTGGCCCTAAAGGCGAACAAGGTATCCAAGGTGTACAAGGTCCTCGTGGCGAACAAGGTCCTCGTGGCATCCAGGGTAAAGACGGTAAATCTTTCACGTTAAGTCATACATACTCTACGATCGATAAGATGAATGCCGATGCCGATAACATCCTCGAAGATGAATTTGTAGCCATTACCGATGGGCATATCTTCATGAAGGATAATGGTGTCCTTATCGAAGTATTAAATATCCGCGGTCCTCAAGGTATTCAAGGCGAACAAGGTATTCGTGGTGAAACAGGACCGAAGGGTGAAGCTGGTCCTCGTGGTGAACAGGGCCCTAAAGGCGATCCTCTTAAATTTACCGATTTAACCGAAGAACAGATTAATGCTTTGAAAGGTCCTAAAGGCGATATCGGCCCAGAAGGACCCGAAGGTCCTCGTGGTATTCAAGGTCCAGAAGGTCAACGTGGTCCTCAAGGTGAACGTGGTCCAATCGGTCCACAAGGTATCCCGGGTCTAACTGGTCCAGAAGGCCAAAAGGGCGATAAGGGCGAAACTGGTCCTATCGGTCGAGCTTTTACATATGCCGACTTTACTCCAGAGCAACTTAAAGGTTTAACCGGCCCGAAAGGCGATCGTGGTGAAAAAGGCGACCGTGGCGAAGGTTTCGATATCTTTAAAACGTATCCTTCTTTAACTGCTATGAATAACGATTTAAATAATATTCCGTTAAATAAATTAGTTATGATTAGCTCGACTACTAACGACGAAGACAACGCTAAAGTTTATTTAAAAGAAGCTACCGGTCTCAAATTCTTCATCGACTTAAGTGGCGCTCAAGGTATTCAAGGTCCTGTTGGCCCTAAAGGCGATAAAGGCGATGCTTTCAAATATACCGATTTTACAGCTGCTCAAATACAAAATCTCAAAGGCCCGAAAGGTGATACTGGCTTACGTGGCCCACAGGGCCCACAGGGTGAACAAGGCTTAACGGGTCCAACTGGTCCACAAGGTCCTATTGGACGAGCATTTACGTATAGCGATTTTACTTCAACGCAGTTGGAAGCATTGCGCGGTCCTCAAGGTATTCAAGGTGCTCAAGGTATTCACGGCCAGAAGGGCG